GATCCTGCATTATACCCACAAGGCATGCGTTTGTGGAACACACGTCGTAGCGGATTTAACATTAAACAATTCAAAGTTAATCACATCGATGTTAATGAAAATGATGGCTACAACCAACGTTATATTAACGATCCCATGGACGGCGGTGGCGACACAACCCCATACAATCCAGATCGTTGGGTAACTGTAAGCCCTAACAATGCCAATGGTTCGGGTTCATTTGGTCGTCATTCACAAAGATCGCACGTTGTTGCAAAATTAAAAGCATTAGTTGATACTAATTCACAAGTTAGAGATACTGACACATTGGTTTTTAACCTAATTGCTTGCCCAGGTTACCCTGAACTAATTGCTAATATGACAGCATTTAACGAAGATCGTAGTTATACAGCGTTTGTTATCGGTGATACACCATTCCGTTTACAACCAACCGGAACCGAGCTTGCTAATTGGGGTAACAACACAATGGGAGCTGTAGACAACGGTGACGAGGGAGGAGTTAGTTATAATGAGTACATGGCCATGTTCTATCCAAGTGGTTATACTAACGACAACTCAGGAAACAATATTGTTGTTCCACCAAGCCATATGATGTTACGTACTATTGCAGTTAGCGATCAGAAGAGCTATCAGTGGTTTGCACCTAGCGGAATTAAGCGTGGTAATGTATCTAATGCAACCAGCGTTGGTTATATCGACAACGGCGAATTTAAGACAACTGCACTGCCAAACAATATCAGAGACGTGATGTCTACAGTTAAGATCAATCCTATTGCAACATTAAATGGTGTTGGTATTGTTAACTTTGGTAATTACACAAGAGCATCAGGCACTAGCAGTTTGGACAGAATTAATGTTTCTAGATTAGTAGCATACTTACGTAGACAATTGGATGTTCTAAGTCGTCCGTTCTTATTTGAACCAAACGATAGAACTACAAGAAACGAAATTAAGAATGCAGTAGAAAGTCTAATGTTAGAACTAGTAGGACAACGTGCCCTATATGACTTTATTGTGGTATGCGACGATAGTAACAATACTAAAACACGCATCGACCGCAGTGAACTATGGGTAGATGTAGCTATTGAGCCAGTTAAAGCCGTGGAATTTATCTACATTCCATTGCGTTTAAAGAATACTGGCGAGATCAAAGCTGGTCTATAATTAAGGTAAATAATAAGGAATAAGGAGCAGTAAATGGCTATCTCTAGTTTAAGTAAATTTACAGTTCCCCTACCAGGGGGACAGGGCGGGGCTTCACAAGGCCTACTAATGCCGAAGTTGAAGTATCGCTTCAGGGTAATGTTAGAAGGATTCGGAGTCAGCAAGCCCACAACAGAATTGACCAAGCAGGTGATGTCATGTACACGCCCGCCAGTTCAATTTGAGAATGTGGAACTAGCAGTATATAACAGCAAGATTAATTATGCTGGTAGATACTCATGGACAGACGTTCAAATTGTATTACGTGATGATGTAACAGGAGCCGTTAGTAAGTTAGTCGGCGAACAGGTACAGAAACAGTTTGATTTCTTTGAACAATCTAGTGCCGCAAGCGGTATGGACTATAAGTTTGTTACTAAGATTGAAATTTTAGATGGCGGCAACGGAGCATTTGAACCAACAATTTTAGAAGTGTTTGAATTAAATGGCTGTTACTTACAAAATACAGTATATGACGGTGCAGATTATAAGGACAGCAACCCATTCCTTATTACACTAACAGTCAAATTTGACAATGCAATACAAGCAGATGGAACTGGTCAACCAGTTGGAATCGGCGGTCTTGTTGGTCGTACGCTACGTACATTAGCAACAGGTTAAAATTTACAGTAATCAAAAAAAGGTCCCCGAGGACCTTTTTTTATAAGATAAATATCTATATGGCCGATTTACTAACTAATTTTATGGACAGCGTGTTTGGTTCCGAAGGATATCTTCGTAACGCTCAACATGCAACTCGACTATATAGAAATGATAACTTCTACAGCTATGCCCCAAAAGCAGGGTGGATGTATTATGTTGTGGTTAAAATAAACACAGATGTTGATTTTCAGATAAGCGCTCTTCCGGGCGGCGCTGCTTGGGCTAAAAGATCAATGCCGTTTGTGGGGATCCTAGCTAAGAGTGTAGACAGGCCAAAATTTACAATTGGCAACGAAGTTCTTAATCAGTATAATAGAAAAACTATTGTACAGACAAAAATATCATACGCACCCATCTCAATTAGCTGGCACGATGATCAAGGTGATGCTACATCGAAACTATGGGAACTATATTACCAATATTACTATGCAGATAGTCGTTATAAAGGAACATCAAATCAGTTTTCAGGAGTCTCGAGAGACCCCGCGTTTGCAGATACTAAATTTGGGCCAGAACAAAAAAGATACGGTTTTAACACAGCACACGAATCTAGATTCTTTGATCAGATAGAAATTTATCAGATGAATAGGCAAAAATATTATTGCACTACCCTAGTTAATCCAATTATTACAGGATGGGATAGTAGCAGTCTTGACCAAACTCAAGGAAGTAGGATGTCAGAGAATCGAATGACTGTTGCATACGAATCAGTTAATTACACTTCAGGCCAGCTTAAGAAGGCTAATGTTAATTTCAAAGATAATCATTATGATACAACACCTAGTCCGTTAGCAGTAGGTGGTGGAGGCGGAATTTTCGGAGCCATTGCAGGCGCAGGTGATTTGTTTGATCAAATAAGCAGTCTAGATGAAAACTCTAGTCCTTTAGATTATTTAAAAGCAGGTATCTCGGCTGCCAACCTAGCTAAAAATGTTAGCAAGATTACTGCTCAAAGCATCAAGGCAGAAGCATATAGTGTTCTTGCTGGGGGGCTGAATAGTGTAGCCAGTGGCGGTAGAGCCGACCTTACTACTAGTGTAGAAAATTTTACTAGCGGTATTGCAAATTCTGTTAACCCCGGAGCAGTAGATGTTCTAAAACGAGGAGCACAAGCCGTCAGTACTATTAATGCAAACGGCAAGGGCGTATCAGTTAATTAATATATGATCAATAAAACATTCTATAACAATATCCCACCAGACAATCCAGAAAACAGTGCTAGTACCACATTAAAATTCTTTGATCAATTTTATCAGGTGCCTATTGAAATTAATGGAAATAGTTTAACGGCAGTTAAAGGATTCTTTGAGAGCAGAGGATTTGGAGAAAGTGCGGCAGAAACAATAGCAGTAATAATTTTATCTCAGGCCAAGAAAGACAAAATAAACGAATTTCAAATTATAGATACACTAACCGGTTTATCACAATTACAACTAAGTGGCCTTGTAGGAGAAATATTAAATTTTAATCGATTTAAATCTAGTAGTCTTGGCCTAACTCCTACAGCAATACCTGCAAACGAAATTCAAAGAAATATCTTAGCATGAGTTTGAAATTTAGCCAAGGGATTTATCAGGTTAAGAATACAGAAAAATATTTAGGAAATAACAATCCTAGATATAGAAGCGGGTGGGAGTTAACCTTTATGATGTTTTGTGATAATAATCCTAGCGTACATGAATGGGCAAGTGAAAGTATAAAAATTCCATATAAAGACCCGCTGTCGGGAAAAAATACAATTTATGTTCCTGATTTTTTAATTGTCTATTTAGACAAGCATCAACATAAACATGCAGAGTTAATTGAGATTAAACCTGCAAATCAGTCTTTACGAGAAAGAGTGGGGAAAAATGTGTATAACCAAGCACAGTATGTTAAAAACATGGCAAAATGGTCAGCGGCACGAGCATGGTGTCAGCAACACGGATTAAAATTTCGAGTGATAAACGAACAAGATATATACCATACTGGTAAAAAGAAAAATAAGTAATGTTATGACTAAGAAACTTGAAGAATTATTAAACATATCACATGCCGATGAACGTATAGAACAACCTGCTGAAGTTGCTACAGTTCCGACATTTAACTTAGAAGAAAAACTAGAAGAATTTGACAAAATTGCCGCCGCACTACCTAGGGTAAAAGGATTGGGTGACATGGCTGACGGGGAACTAGATGCGTTGGCCGCAAAAGCTGAACAGGCGTATGACGACATTATGGATTTAGCCATGCAGGTTGAAGCCAAGTATAGCGCCCGTATGTTTGAAGTTGCTACAGGCATGATATCAGCCGCTATTACAGCTAAAACCAACAAAATTGATAAAAAGTTAAAGATGGTCGATCTACAGTTAAAGAAACTAGCTATAGACAAGAAGCATGGCGAAAAAGGAGATGAAGTAGAGGGCGAGGGTTATATCCTTACTGATCGTAACAGCATCTTGGAAAAACTTAAAAATATGAATAAATAACGTATAGGGATACTATTATGAAACCGTTTAAAGAATATCTGTCTGAGGGATCGAAAAAATATGATTTTCGTGTAAAAATTGCTGGCGACGTTAGCAAGGATAATGAAACTAAATTAGAATCAATTCTAAGCAAATTTAAAATTGCAAGTTTCAAAAAACTTGCATCTACTCCCGTACAACAATTTCCATTAGATTTTCCTAAATTAATAAATTCGACAGTTAACATCTACGAAGTTTCGTTAGACTATCCTACAACACAGTTTGAACTAACAGAATATATTGCCAGCGGCCTAGCGATTGCTAAAGAAAATTTAGCTGTTCGTCGTCCAGGTGAGCCAAGTGAAGAATACCAAGAGCCTAAAGAAAAACGTGAAGGTGCTTTACTTACAGATGCCGAATATAAAGAATCTCCAAATGCTAAATTTGAAGACTATTATGGCGACACTTATAATTCTAAATTTTTAAAAGAATTAAATGATGTTCTCAAACTACAAAGAAAAGAAAGAGGAGAAGTTATTCCCTCTGACACCGTGGCAAAATACAATACAGATTCTGCCGCTGGCACACAAACTGTTTTAAAACAAGCAGAAGACCTAAGGAAATAATTATGCAAATGATCGATGTAATGAAGCGGTTAGCAGAACTAGATTCTACTAATCCAAATATAGTAAAAGAAGATGCAAATCTAGCTGAATGCGGACCGATGGGAATGATGGGAGGCATGGAGCCGAATCGCCCACCTGCATCTTTTAGCATCAATGCATCGGCAGCAGACGGTGACGAAGTTGCCGGTATGTTAAGTCAAATTATGAATCTAGCCGGAGTCCATAAAGCCGACGCTGGCGGCGAAGAACCAGTAATGGGTAACGAGCCAACAATGGGGGACGAAGGTCCTCAATATACTCCTAATGACAATGAGATCATGCGTAGTATGCTGGACACACTAAATGGTCCAGAGGATGAAACAACAATGACAGCTCTACCTCCACCAGAGGCGGGCGCTGATGCAGGCGGTGGCCTAGATAATCTAGACGGGGGCGATCTAGGCGGTGATATGGGTAGCATGGGCGGTGATATGGGTAGCATGGACGGAATGACACCACCACTAGGTGACATGGCTGACCAAGTACGCCACATGGCTGACGAATTATCAGGAACTAGCAAAGACGAATTAGGGCTTGAGAGTTACGACAATACCCCAGCCGATCCTACTGCTATTCCACCACACGACAGTAACAAGTTTGCCTACAACTCAAATGCAACCAATGTAGGAAATCGTATGGACGGCAATATGCCTAAAGGTAATGCAACTCTTGAAGATCGTCTAATGTATGAATACAAGAAGTTTGTAAACGAAGGCAAGGGAAAGACTATGAGCCGTGCTGCCAAAGGCCACGAGAAGTATGGCAAAAAAGGTATGAAGGCTCTAGCCGATGCAGGCAAAGAAGGTAAAGACTTAGATAAGGTTCGTGACAAATACAACAAGTACGATTAATTTATAACTTAATCCAAATAGCCTCTTCGGAGGCTATTTTTTTCATTAAATACTCGCATGGGAAGCAAAAACTTAGACGGCAAGCTGGTAAAAACAGCACACAGTACACAACGGTTTACTGAAAAGGACATACAGGATCTTGCAGGGTGTATGGACCAAGTTAACGGCCCCCATTACTTCCTAAACAATTTCTTTCATATACAACATCCTACTAGAGGTAAGTTATTATACCAACCATTTGAGTATCAAAAACGGTTAGTTGAAAGTTATCATAACCATCGATTTAATGTAAACCTACTTCCACGTCAAACAGGCAAGACTACCACAGCGGCAGGATACCTGTTATGGTTTGCCATGTTTATTCCGGATTCGACTATTCTAATTGCCGCACACAAGTATACAGGTGCTCGAGAAATTATGAATCGTATTAGGTACGCATACGAATTATGTCCAGATCATATACGATGTGGCGTTACAAGTTATAATAAAGAAAGTATAGAATTTGACAACGGGTCACGTATTGTGGCGCAGACAACTACAGAAACTACTGGTCGTGGTATGTCACTATCATTGCTATACGCTGACGAGTTTGCGTTTGTCCCGCCAAACATTGCTACAGAATTCTGGACATCTATTAGTCCTACACTAGCAACTGGTGGTAAGGCTATTATTACAAGTACACCAAATTCAGATGAAGATCAATTTGCTATGATTTGGAACGAGGCTAATAAACGCTTTGACGAGTTTGGCAATGAACAAATAGTAGGACGTAACGGGTTCTTTCCGTTTAAAGCACACTGGTCTGAACACCCTGATAGAGATCAAAAGTGGGCAGATGAAGAAAAAGGTAGGATTGGCGAAGAACGTTTCCGTCGTGAACACGAATGTGAATTCTTAATCTTTGACGAAACACTGATTAACAGTATTACCCTAGCAAATATGGAAGGTATTGAACCAGTTTACAAAATGGGGCAAGTACGATGGTATGGAAAAATAAACCCAGCATGTACCTATATTGTTGCCCACGACCCAAGTTTAGGCACGGGGGGAAACTATTCCGGCATTGAAGTTATAGAAATTCCTAGTTTAAAACAAGTAGGAGAATGGCAAAACAATCTAACTCCTATTCAGCAACAGGTTAAGATCTTACGGGATATTTGTAAGTACATCGAAGAACAATGTATGAATCAAGGATTTCCTGCCAGTATATACTATTCAGTAGAAAATAACACAGTGGGCGAAGCCGCCCTGGTGTCTATTAATGAAATGGGCGAAGAAAGCATACCCGGGATGTTCTTAAGTGAACCTATTAAAAAAGGACACGTTCGCAGATTCCGTAGAGGGTTTAACACAACAAATCAGTCTAAGATTTCAGCTTGCGCCAAGCTAAAACAACTTGTCGAACAGAACAAATTAACTGTTTCGAGTAAAAGTTTAATATCAGAATTAAAGACATTTGTTGCGCATGGCATTACATTTAAAGGAAAAAACGAAGAAAGTGACGATCTTGTATCTGCTATGTTATTAGCTATACGCATGATTATGATGCTAGGAGACTGGGATCCTATAGTATATAATAAGATGGTCGAAGACGCCCGTTTAGAGGACTACGAAATGCCTATGCCAATCTACATCAGCAGTTTTTAATAAATAATACTATGAAGACTATTGAGATTATCAGCCAGGACGTTTTTGACAAAATCCGCAGTCGTTTCCAGAATTTGGAAATGGGTGACGAAAACGGTGGCGTAACTATGGATCCTAGACAGGCTAGATTCTTTGATTTTGACTTTGTTAATGAAGACCACAACTTAGGAAGAGTTAGTATCAGCATAAACGAATTAGGAACATTAAAATTATTCTATAGCAAAAGTATTTTAGAAAGTGCTGACGATAATACACACCACGTATGGTATAACTTTTTAAAAGAAATGCGTAGTTTTGCTAAACGTAGACTATTGCGTTTTGACACTAGGGATATCACAAAGAGTAATCTTAACAAAGATGATTTCCAATTTCTAGCTTCGAAGGGCTCTAAGGAAGAAAATATGAATATGAGTGAATCTATAAAATTTCAAGGCGGTAAAAAAACTAGTTACCGTGTACTAGAAAAAACAAAATTAATTGCCAAACATCACAACAGTATTGAAGACGAAAGTTTCGGTGCTAGAAGTAGAGCTGGTAATATTAAAGCGTTATACATCGAAAATGCAGAGGGTGAAAGATTTAAATATCCATTCATTCATGTTGCAGGCGCTAAGGCAATGCAACGACATGTGTCTAACGGCGGTCGCCCATATGATGATTTAGGCGGTGCTATTGTTAACATGAGTGAACAAATAGCACAACTAACAGCATTTAGACGCCATGTCAGTAATCACGACGGTATGAACCAAGAAGTAAATGAAATTGCCGAACGTGCAGGAATGAAATTAGAATCGTTACGCAGTCAATTAAATTCATTAAGCAAGCAACATCATTACGAATCTTGGTCTGAATCATTCCAGCCAGCAATGTCTCCAACTATGGAAATGGATCAGGCTACTATGGAAGACTACAAATCAAAGTTTACCATCAGTAGTTTTAAAGAAGACCTAGCACAATACTTTCCATTAATACACAGCATTATGCAAGAAGCAGGAACTGTTGACCTAGAAGATTATGTTAAAGAAGGCTCAGCTGATAAGCCAGAACATCCAGATGACGATGCTGACGATAAACGTTGGGACGACATCGACGAGAGCAAATGTACCGAATGTGGCATGTGGGAAAGCAAATGTTCATGCGATACTGATGTAAAAGAAAATTATTTTACAAAATTTACCAATTGGGCTAATGCAATAGTAGAAGGAAGAATTGAACCAGATACACTAATGGCTCTTAAAGATCTATTAGACCAAGGAACAACCTTAGGAGTTGACGGCACCGCCGCAATCGAAGCTCTAGAAGGTATAGGTATCAGCGATGAAGAATTGCAAAAACTAATCGAAGGCAAAGCCGCTATTGACCCAAATACCCCCCTATCAGACCCTGTAGGTGAATGGTTAGCAAAAGAAGATCCAGAAGCTGCTCAAGAATTTGGTCTAGTACAACCGACACAGGTTCCTGTTGGACAACCAGTAAGTGAAGATGCAGAGGACCGTACAAGTTATAAAGTTGCTCGTTATTTGTTTGATAAAGGTGCAAGATATGAACCACATAATGAACAACAGCTTATCAAAATGATCGGCGGCGCCATGATGAAATTAGGTATGAATCATAAAGAGATTCGTTACCTACTAAGTTATGACGAAGATTTTCTTGCTGATACACTAAGCGAACTACAACATATGGAAAAGGTTGTAGATGAAGTTGGCATGTATGAATCTAGACCAGATGAAGAAAATGAAGATGCTATTCTTTCAAAGAATAATAAAAGACTACCAATCGGGCCCAATGTTAAAAAGATTGCCGAACTGGTAAAATCTTTCTATAACAGGAATCATAAAGAGCAAGGGCTTGGACCGTTTCCAAAAGGTGAAGAGGGTGTTATTATTCATGTAAGAAAAGAACTTGGTGACCAAGCAGGCAAGTTAGCAGAGAAATTTGTTGCAAAACTTTCCGGACAAAGCGAAGGGTCAATCCAAGGCGGCGTTTGGACAGCAGATGCTCCGAAACCGGGACAGCCAAATGTTGCCGCACCGAGCGGTGATCCAGAAGGTGTTTCTTCAAAATCTGTAGGAAAAGTTACAACTATAGAACCCGGTAGTGCTATCAGAGTAGCACCGACAACACCTGCCGCACCAGCAACACCTGCTACACAACCAACAAAACCAATGAGAGAAGATGATGAGTTTTCTAACATTATAAAACTTGCAGGTTTGGCAAAATAAACCATATTTTTAGCACCGTTTAGGTTGCAGAGATAAATAAAAGTGCGTATAGTTAACTATATGCACTTTTTCTTTTTAGTCAGTTGGCTTTAAAGGAATGGCACATAAAATTAAACATTAAGGATAAATCATTATGGCAACTTTAGCAGAAATTCGCGCAAAACTTCAAGCATCATCACAACAAAACACCGGCGGCGCAGGCGGTGGTGACAACGCAATTTACCCCCATTGGAATATCGCAGAAGGAACAAACGCAACAGTTCGTTTCTTGCCTGATGCTGATCCAAATAACACATTCTTCTGGATCGAACGAGCAATGATCAAATTGCCGTTTGCAGGAGTAAAGGGTGAAACAAACAGTAAACCTACACAAGTGCAAGTTCCTTGCATGGAAATGTGGGGTGAAACTTGTCCAATACTTACTGAGGTGCGTCCTTGGTTCAAAGATAAGAGCCTGGAAGATATGGGTCGCAAATATTGGAAAAAGAAATCTTATCTTTTCCAAGGATTTGTTGTTGACAGCAAGTACCAGGAAGATAAAACTCCAGAGAACCCAATTCGTCGATTTATTATCGGAAGTCAGATTTTTAACATTGTTAAAAACGCATTAATGGACGCCGAGATCGAAGAGTTGCCAACAGACTATGTTCGTGGTCTAGATTTTAAGATCACTAAGACTAGTAAAGGTGGCTATGCTGACTATTCTACCAGTACATGGGCTCGTCGTGAACGTGCTCTAAGCGAAGCAGAACAAGCCGCTATTAAGCAGTATGGCGTATTTGATCTTAAGAGCTTCCTGCCTAAGAAACCGGGCGAAGTTGAACTCAAAGTTATGAAAGAAATGTTTGAAGCATCAGTAGATGGCGACGCATTTGATATGGAACGTTGGGGTCAGTATTTCAAACCAGCAGGTATGGGCGGTAGCGGTTCAGCTACTGGGTCAAACACACAAGCGGCTCCAAAAGCGGCTCCAACACCCGCTCCGTCAATAGACGAGGATGAAATCCCTTTTGAGAAAGCGGCTCCAGCACCCGCACTCAAAGTTGCTGAATCAGCTGACGCTGGAGACAGTGCTAGTTCACGTGCCCAAGATATCTTGGCAATGATTCGTAATCGTCAAAAGCAATAATAAGGAGATAGACCATGGGAAAGGCCTTCGATATTTCGAAGTTCCGCAAGTCTATCACCAAGAGTATTGATGGCTTAGGAATTGGTTTTAACGACCCAACTGATTGGGTTAGTACTGGCAACTATGCACTAAACTATCTTATCTCGGGGGACTTCTTTAAAGGAGTTCCTTTAGGTAAGGTAACTGTGTTTGCTGGAGAATCCGGCGCAGGTAAATCATATATCTGTTCTGGAAACATTATTAGAGCCGCTCAAGCACAGGGCATTTTTGTTGTCTTAGTTGACAGCGAAAATGCTTTGGACAAACAGTGGTTACTAGATTTAGGTGTTGACACAAGCGAAGATAAGTTACTCAAACTTAACATGGCAATGATCGATGATGTGGCTAAAACTATTTCAGAATTCATGAAAGAGTTTAAAGTAATGCCTTTGGAAGAACGTCCAAAAGTGTTATTTGTAATCGACTCATTAGGCATGTTGCTTACTCCAACTGACGTAAATCAGTTCGAAGCAGGCGAAATGAAAGGTGATATGGGTCGTAAACCCAAAGCACTTACAAGTCTTGTTCGTAACTGTGTGAACATGTTTGGTAGTTACAACGTAGGTATGGTTTGTACCAACCACACATACGCAAGTCAAGACATGTTTGACCCGGATGACAAAATTTCAG